AGGCCGGGGCGAACCTGCATCGGAACATGGTCCACGAACTGCGCGGCGTCGTGGAGCGCGAAGGAGCGCAGATGGGCGTTCTTCTCACCATGGAAGCACCCACCAAGCCGATGCGCGAAGAGGCCGCGTCGGCTGGGTTCTACCAGTCGCCGTGGGGCACGCACCCTCGCATTCAGCTCTTCACGGTCGCTGCCCTGTTGGACGGCATGCGCATCGACGCGCCGCCCATGGGGCAGGTGGGGCAGACGTTCAAGAAGGCTCCGAGAGCCAAGCCGGTCGCGCCCGACGCGCCGCCTCTCTTCACTGACTAGGGCGTTTTAGACTCCCCGGACCGGCCAGCCTAGGCTGGCCGTGATGGGCATCCCGGCACGCACCAGACCACGGCACTGCGCAGTCTGCGGCGCGACCCTGGCTCCGGACAACTCGTCCGGCGCTTGTACCTCCCACCCACCCTACGACCCGCGCCACGACCCGGAGCTGGGCGCGTGGCTGCTCCGTCTCCTGCGCGAACGTCGCGGACGAGCCGTGCAGCCGCGTGAGGAGCTGCGACGCGCGGGCAAGGTCTGCCCACCCTCGCGCGATGCCCGCGACGCCGTACACGACCGCATCGAGACGCTACGACGCTCCGGGCACTACATCCGTGGCGTCCCCGGCGCTCGCGGCGGCTACGTGTACGTGCGCGGGCCGAATGATGCCCGCGTTCCCTCCCCTCTTCCCCAGCGAGAATCCGAGGTGGCATGAGCACGAAACGTCACACCGTACAAAAGGCGGAGGCGGCGACCGTCGAGTGGTGGCCGGCCGAGCGCGTCATCCCCTACGCGCGGAACCCGCGCACCGCGACCGACACCGCCGTGGGCAAGGTCGCGGCGTCCATCAAGGAGTTCGGCTTCCGCGTGCCCATCATCGTGGACAGCGAAGGCGTCATTATCGCCGGTCATACGCGGCTCGCGGCGGCGAAGCGGCTGGGCCTGGAGCGCGTCCCCGTCCTCGTGGCGGCGGACCTCTCCCCGGCGCAGGTGAAGGCGTACCGCATCGCGGACAACCGGACGGCGCAGGAGACGGGCTGGGAGCGGGCGCTGCTGGAGCTGGAGCTGGAGGACCTGCGCGGCCTCGACTTCGACCTCTCGCTGACCGGGCTGGACCCGCTGGAGTTCGCAGAGCACGGCGCGGAGACAGACCCCTACGCGGAGTGGGAGGCGATGCCCGAGTTCGAGCAGGGCGACAAGGGTTCCGTCTTCAACGTCACCGTCCACTTCAAGAGCGACGAGGACGCCGAGGCGTTCTTCCGGCTCATCGGCAGCGAGAAGCGGAGCTGGCTGTGGTGGCCGGAGTCGGACGGGCACGTGGGAAGCAGCCTGCATCATCAGTACGTGGCCGTGGACGGAGACGGAGACGCGGTGGCGTGAGCTGATGGCGTTCTCGCCCCGCTTCCCGCTCTACATCCCGTCCAAGAGCCGGGCGGCTATCGCGCTGACCCCGCGAGCCTTGGACCGCATGGGCGTGCCCTACCGGCTGGTCGTGGAAGAGCAGCAGCTCGCGGAGTACGCGGAGCACTTCCCGCCCGAGAAGCTGCTGGTGCTGGACCCCACCTACCAACGCGACTACGACACGTTCGATGACCTCGGCGACACCAAGAGCAAGGGACCGGGACCGGCGCGCAACTTCATCTGGGACCACTCCATCGCGGAGGGCCACGCGTGGCATTGGGTGATGGACGACAACATAAGTCTCTTCTCGCGCCTCCACCGCAATCAGCGCATCCCGGTCGGGGACGGGACCTGCTTCTACGCGATGGAAGACTTCTGCCTGCGCTACGAGAACATCGCGATGGCGGGACCCAACTACTGGATGTTCGTGACCTCCCGCAACCCGCACCCGCCGTTCACCGTGGGGACGCGGATTTACTCGTGCAACCTCATCCGTAACGACGTGCCCTTCCGCTGGCGCGGGCGCTACAACGAGGACACCGACCTCAGCCTGCGGATGCTCAAGGCGGGCTGGCAGACGGTCCAGTTCAACGCCTTCCAGCAGTGGAAGGAGACGACCCAGAAGCTGCGGGGCGGCAACAGCGAGGCGTTTTACGACCACGAGGGGACGCTGCCCAAGAGCCAGATGCTGGCCGACATGCACCCGGACGTGGCCCGCGTCGTGTGGCGCTTCGGGCGCTGGCATCACCACGTGGACTACAGCCGCTTCAAGCGGATGCCGCTCATCAAGCGCAGCGACTACGTTTCTCCGGCCGCCAACCCGTACCGCTTCCGCCTGGAAGAGACGACGGGCTGGCACCGGGGCAAGCCTGCGGAGGCGTCCCGTGGGGCGTAGGCCGGCAGCTATCGACCTGGAGGCGCTGGAGAAGCTGGCCGCCATGCTCTGTACGCACGAGGAGGCGGCGGGCTACTTCGATATCGCCCGGGAGACGTTCACGCGCAAGCTGCGGCAGAAGCGCTACCGGGACGTGTGGGAGCGCGGCCAGCAGAAGGGGCGCATCAGTATCCGGCGCAAGCAGTTCCAGAAGAACACCGACGCCATGCTCATCTGGCTGGGCAAGCAGTACCTCGGCCAGCGCGACCGTCCGGACGGGGACGAGAACAGCCGCTCGGCGGCGGTAGAGTACCTGCGGCGGCAGAAGGGCGACCCGCTGTGAGCATCGAAGCGCTGACGGACAAGCAGCGGGCGGCGTGGTGGGCGCTGGACAAGCACCGCATGGTCGTCTGCGAGGGCGCGGTCCGGAGCGGCAAGAGCGTCGGGGCCGACCACGCGTTCGTGGACTTCGCGATGCACGGTCCCCCGGGTAACCTGCTGCTGGCCGGCAAGACGCAGGACTCGGTGACGCGCAACATCATCTATCCGATGATGGACCTCTTCGGCGGAGCCGTCTGCCGCTACAACCGGGGCACGCGGGAGTTCTACATCGACAACCGCCGCGTCTACGTGGTCGGCGCGAACGACGAGCGGGCAGCCGAGAAGATACGCGGCATCACGCTCACCGGCGCATACGTCGACGAGGCGTCCACCATCCCGGAGTCCTTCTGGACGATGCTCCGCTCGCGGCTCTCAGCGGAGGGCGCGCGGATGCTCGCCACGACCAACCCGGACGCGCCGCTGCACTGGCTCAAGCGCGACTGGCTGGACCGGGCTGACGAGTTGGACCTGGCCCGCTTCTCCTTCCGCCTGGAGGACAACCCGTATCTCCCGGCCGACTACGTGGAGGGCATCCGGCGCGAGTTCGTAGGGCTGTGGTATCGGCGCTTCGTGCTCGGGGAGTGGGTCGCCGCCGAGGGTGCGGTCTACGACATGCTCGACCCGGACGTTCACGGCACCGACGAGCTGCCGCCCATCACGCGCTGGTGGCTGGCCGTGGACTACGGCACCGCCACGGTCACTCACGCGCTGCTGGCGGGGCTGGGGACGGACCAGCGCCTGTACGTGGCCCGGGAATGGCGCTGGGACGCTGGAGAGAAACGCAGGCAGCTCACCGACGCCGAGTACTCTGAGCGGCTGCGGGAGTGGGTGCGCAGCGGCGCGGACGGAGCCTACCGGCTCAACGCTAAGCCTGCTCCGGTGCCCGTGGACCGCGCGTTTGTGGACCCGTCCGCCGTGTCGTTTACCGAGCAGCTGCGCCGCGACCGCTGGGTGACGCCGCGCTCCGCCGACAACGCGGTGCTGGACGGCATCCGCTACACGGCCAGCCTCTTCACGGCGGACCGGCTCCGCATCCACCGCTCGTGCGAGCACCTGCTGCGTGAGCTGAGCGGCTACCTCTGGGATGCCAGGGCGCAGGCGCGGGGAGACGACGCGCCTATCAAGGCCGACGACCACGGCGCGGACGCGCTCCGCTATCTGGTGTTCACCACCCGCCGTTACACCCGCCGCTGGGTCGCGGCCGACAGAGACGAACAGGAGGCCGCAGCATGAGCCTGCCCACTGACGCCAACGCACTCTGGCCGCCGCACGGCGCGATGCCGGCCGACATCCATACCTGGCGGGCGTGGTACTCCGGGAGTCCGGCGCGGCTGGCCTCGGACGCATCCCCGCCGAGTGCCGGGCGCTCGCGCTTCCCGTTCTTCTGGCGGCGGCAGCGCGACCGCTCCCTGAGCGCACCGAGACAGGCTCCGCCCGTCCACGTACCGCTCGCGGCGGAGATTGCCCAGACCTCCGCCGACCTGCTCTTCGGCGAGATGCCGGACCTCGTGGTGAGCGACCCGGCTCAGCAGCGGCTCGACGAGCTGGCGGCGGAAACGGGGCTGGCCAACGTCTTGCTGGAGGCGGCGGAAGTCTGCGCCGCTATCGGCGGCGTCTTCCTGCGCGTGAGCTGGGACACGGAGGTGTCCGACGCGCCGTTCCTGACCACGGTGGCAGCCGACCACGCTGCTCCCGAGTTCCGCTACGGAAGGCTGCGGGCGGTGACGTTCTGGCGCGAGCTGGGCGCTAAGGGCAAGGGCGTCTGGCGGCACCTGGAGCGGTACGAGCCGGGCGTCATCCTGCACGGTCTGTACGTGGGCGACAAGACGCACGTAGGGACCCGTTGCGGTCTGGAGGAACACGAGGCGACGGCGGCGCTGGAGCCGGTCGTCTCGCTGCCGGAGGGCGTCCCGCCGCTGTTGGTCTGGTACGTGCCCAACATACGACCGCTCACC